GCACAATGGCCTCATGCTGGAGGCGCCGCAGCTCGACATGGCGCGCTCACTGCACTGGCTGCTCTGCCTCATCCACAAGGGCAGGGGGCTGGAGATGGCTTATCTAAAGCTCTGCTCTAATTTCCGCAGTTGGCATTTTAGGAACACCCGCAAACAACGTCATAAAACCTTCTATCAGGGGCGGGTTAAGGGGATGCTCGCCGTGCTCAGAATGTTTGATATTGTGGAGGGTGAGATCATGAGCAATGGGGGGGGGCGCACACTGCCCCACTTCTCCTTGCGCCTCCTCAACCCAGACCGCATCTGGGGGCTCTATTTGCCAGAGCCGCTGCGAGTGAGCATGATCAGCGGCGCAGATGTGCGCGCAGCATGGGACGCCTACCCAGCAAAGCATCAGCTGCTGCTCGCAGCATCTCAGCGTGGGCTCGATTGGGCGCAAAAACATTTAGCAAAGGGAGGCCCCATGGATGGGATCAGCGCAGATGATGCGGCATTGCTGCAGCTGTTTTATCAGTACCCAAAAACGCTCGATGTCGCAGCACGGCGGGGATTCTACTTCGCCCAGCAAGAGCTGCAGCGGCTGCTGGAGATGTTGCAGGCAGAATGGGCAGAGTACAGCCGGGTGACTGGCAGCGAGTTTTTTAAGACCTGCGCCGATAAGCAGTTAGGCCTCGAGCTACACGCCATCATGACCTCGCACCTGCGCTGCGCTGACCCAGAGGGGCGCGCGCTCGAGCTCATGAGGCATGAGCCACCCACTGCTCCACCCGCTGCTCCACCCGCTGCACCACCTGCTCCACCCGCTGAGCTTGAGGAGATCAAAGCCCTCCTGGTGCGTCTCCTCTCTCACCTAGGTGCGCAATGAGATTTATTGTTCAAAAACTAGATCTGCGTGGGCTCCCGGATGAGGCGCTGGTGGAGCTCCAGCGCCTGCCACCAGAGGCAGCTATGCGCTGGGCCCACACCCACGAACCCACCAACCTGATCCGCATTGGCGCAGCGTGCGCCGAGCTCTCGCGCTCTCTAGCGCCGCTCAAGCAAAGGCGCTCTAAGGTGCCGCAACTGAGGGCAGGCGATGAGGCGCTGGTGATGACCCCTAAGCGCCGTGATGGGATCCGCTCGATTTTAGATGTTGAGTTCACGCTGATCACTCTGCGGGTGATCAAATGAGCGATGAGCAGCAGGAGGATCTACAGACGGCAGTGCATCATCTTGAGCTAGTGCACCAGATAGCTGATGAGATCCTGCGGCGAGGGCAGACGCCGCATGAGCAGGTGGCGCTGGCGCAGCTCACCCGGGCACTGTGCGAGGCGCGGGCAGACCTCGAGGGGGAGAGCGGCGCCAGACTCACTGAGCTGCTGGCAGCGGCAGAGGCCTGCGCGGCAGCGTGGCAGCTCAGGGCAGAGCATCTGCGCTCGCAGCGCAATCAGCTGTTAGCGGGTGAGGCATGAGTCACTGGCAGCGGGTGGAGGAGCGCCTCTTTACGCTCAGCTCTGGGCGCGGGGTGGTGTTTGCGCGCTGCGCCTGCAGGCGCTGCAAGGTCTCGCGCCCTGGCTGGCTGCTCGAGGCAGAGGACGCGCGCCCGCTCACAGAGGAGGAGACAGAGGAGGCGTGGGGCCTGATGCGAGCGCACAGGTTAGGGCTGGGCTGATATGCTGCGGGGCGTCCCAAAACATCACAGGGAGCACCGTGGCATGAGCGATAAGGCGATCAGGAGTTGGCTCGCCAGTTTCATCTTTTTAGGGCTGGTAGTGGGCTTGATCTTTTTTCTCACGTTTCTGGAGATACCCGACAAAAACAAAGACATCGTGACCTCCATCATTGGGATGCTGATTGGCTCAATCTCTATGGCTATCAGCATCTTTGTGGGCCGCGATCCTGATGATGTTGCCAGCCTGAAATCTGAGATTGAAAAATTGCATGACGATCGCAACACACTGATCGCGCGCCTGCGAGACGCGCAGATCGACAAAGACATTTTGCGGCGCCAGCTCGAGGGCCTGCAGGCTATGGTTATCGAGCGCCTCTCTCTGTTTAGTGGCGATCAGCGCCTAGATGACCTCGCGAAGATGAGAGACTCCAAAGAGCTGCCTGAAGAAATCGCGCGCTGGATTCCTGACGAGGAGAGGCCTGCACACAGCCCCCTACCTAGAGCGCCTCGAGGAGCTCCACAGGCAGCACCCCCACCCACCCCATTGCCTAGCAGTAGGGCATTTGATGACATCATGAGAGGTGATGACGATTGAGCTCCTAGACCTTATGGGCTCTGATGTGACTGTGTGAGGGTGCACTGCGTGGCCTAGAACAGCGTAGGCTGCTTAGCTGGCCTGCGCGCTCCTAGCTCCTCTGGTGGTAAACAGCCCCAATGCGCGATCCTGGCTCGAGCAATCTCCGCATACTCTGGCTCACGCTCGATACCCAGAAACTCAAATCCCAGTTGGGCAGCAGCGCAGCCAGTGGTGCCACTGCCACAGAAGGGATCTAGGATCACACCACCCGGCGGGGTGATCAGTTTGCAGAGCCAGCGCATCACTGCCAATGGCTTCACTGTGGGGTGCACATTTTGCCGCCTAGTCTCACCCCGCTGATACGGGTTGTCTATCGGCGTCTCTCTTCCGTCACCCACTGCGCGGGCCTCGAGCCCCACCAGCCCTGCCTCACGCTCCTCTCTGCTGGCCTTACCCTCATAAAAGAAGCGGCTGGCCTCAAAGCCTGCCTGCAGATCAAGGGCTGCGCCTGCGCTGGGATCTAAGAGGATATTGGCTGGCCAGCGTCCATTCTCTGCGCCTGTTATCTGCTGCCCCTCCAACCTGCCTAGCCTGATACTGCTAGGGTCAACATTACTCTCTTTACCCAGCCCGTTGGGATAATGATAAGGCTCCTCCTCACCCCACTGAAGTCTACACCCATCAATATTGAGCCCCCCCACCCCCCACTGCTCCACATTCTCTGCCACAGAGCCAGCCAGTGGCTTGCGACAGAGTAAGATCGGCTCATGCGCTGGCTTGAGGGCTGTGCCCCAGCCAGACCACTGCTGCGCTAGAGGGGAGGCGGGGGCTGTAATATCAAAGGCACCCATGCCCCCATCCGCCCATATAGCAGTGGACCCACTGACACCTGCACCAATTACCTCACGCTCAGCCCCTGCCCGCTTATCGAGCGCTTTACTCACATCATGAGATTTTGGGAACCCACTGCCATATAGCCAGTGCAGCATATCTCTCACCTCGAACCCAGCCAGCCTCACTGCGATCCCCATCAGGTCTACAGTGCGTGAGCCAGCGAAGATCACAGCGTGGCCCCCTGGCTTGAGTACTCGATACACTTCACGCCAGAGCTCTGGCCCGGGCACAAATGCATCCCAGCTTTTGCCCATAAAGCCAGCCCCGCTGGGCTGATACTCTTCACCAGCCAACCACGCTGTGAGCGCTGCGCTCACTGCCCGGGGGGAACAGTTGCCCAGACCGTATGGGGGATCAGTGACCACTGCATCAATGCTAGAGTCTGGCAGGGTTTTCAGGTGATCTATCGAGTCGGCATTGATGACTGTGGCGCTCAAAAGCTGCCCCCCGTCTCCCATGGTTTTCTTTGCCCAGCTGTGAGGTGGGCGCGCGCTGGAGCTCCAGCAGCCCTGCGCTCGAGCGCCTGCCCATCATCCCAGCGCCAGCAAATCAGGTCATAACGTAGGGCGTCGAGCGGGTCTTCTATTCCGCTCTTAATGGGCTGCTCTTTCTTTTTGTCCCATGCGTAGCCAGAGATAGCCTTGCGCAGACTGTTGCCCGGGGCATTACGCCCTGCGTCCCAGACCTCCTGAGTGATGCGGTATTTGCGCTCCCATATGGCCCGCTTGAGGCGCTGCACTCCATTCATGATGTCAGTTTTCACTGGGGAGGTTGACCAGCGCAGCTTCAGGCCCAGCCCATGCGGGGGAGGGTAGCGCAGCTCTCTAAATGTGCTCTGTGCTGTGCGGTCACTGCGCGCGGCGCCTGCCTTATCGCCACACCCAGAGTCTAACCAGATGCGAGGCCCGGGCGCGCTGGCTCTGTGGGCGCGCGGCCATGCAATCGAGAG